CCACACTTCTCTCTGTTCATAAACACTCGTGGATGTGGGTAGTCATACTGTCTAATACGGAGATAGAGCGCTTCTAGTGTTCTGATATCTTGGGCACAATACTTTGCCATAGCTGCAATAGCATTGCGATCCCCGGACATGGCTCGTAGCCACCATCCAGGCCATTCGTTAGCTTCCTTATGGATATGCTTGCGCTGCTTTAACTTGAGAATCTCAGACAGTTTTCCTAGACGGTTGCTGGAGAATTTGAAAGCAGTCCGGGCAATCCGCCATGTATCACGGAGCTTCGTTGGTGGAGGTGGTGTGAGTCCGTGAATAGCGCATCGGCCCTGGAAGAACTTCCGGTCAAAGCGTTCGCCGTAATGAGCTACCAGCAAATCCGCTCTCTCCATAATCTGAAGGGCAGCTTGGAGCAATGGCTTATCATTGATCCCTTTGTTGTACGAGAACCAATTCGGGAATTGGTCAACAGTGAGAACATGGGTTTTTTCTTCACCAAGCCACTTGTAGCCAAAGCAAAGTGTAGTAGCGAGATCAGCTTGCAAGCCATTCACGCCACTGGTTTCTAAGTCAAAGAATAGAATCTTGGGATCAGGCATGTTAGTTAGTTATCCTATTGAAAGTTTTTGTAGCGCCATCTAGTTGAATATCCATTGGGAATGGGTTCTCAGTATTCCTCAATACAAAATGTAGTCGTAGATAGGTGGGATCGTTTTGGACTGGCTTTTGAACGGTGATGACACTATCCACTGCACCGAATACTGCTGACGCTCCCCGTAAGGAGTTAGCATCATATCCCATTCGGGTTTCTCCGGGCTTCCCCATATGATGCACAATAATTGTGGAGTGTCCATACTTTTCCTGGAGTCCAATAAACCTCTCCATGACTCTCTGCATCTGGGAGTTGTCATTCTCGTCCTGATTATGGAACCAAATCAGAGGATCAAAGATTATTACCTGTGGATGACAACCTTCAATATGTCTCTCTATGTTCTTGATTCCATCAGTTGAATCTACCTTACATACTAAGTCTTTCGACACATAGTAGAAATTCCGTGCCGCTATGGGACTGGCACGGAACTTGTGTAACCCATCTATTCTGTCTCGAAGCCTATATTCGCCTAACTCTTGTTCCAGCAGAAGCACGGTCTTGGGTTCATCTACAGCCCAGGCATCTAAGGCCATTCGACCAGCAGCTAAATCATATGCTATGTTCAATGCTATGAATGACTTATAAGACTTAGGCTGTGCTCCAATGAGAACGATTCCCTTAACTGGAATAACAGGATAGGCATGATACTTAGTGGGTGGAATAGGCCTTGAGAGTAATTCTCCAATGGTCTGGGCCACGAATTACTCCGCTTGTTATATTTGTTGAGCTACATCCGGCGTCCCGGTTAATCTCTTCTGCATCTTCTTCTGAAGCTGAGCTTCCTTGATCTTGCGAGCTAGGAACTGCTTGAGGGTACATAGCTCAAACTTGAAGAATGTATCTTGGTGATAAGTCAAACCTGATTGTCCGGCATCTGGCCTACGGACGATAAACGCTTCCACTTGAGCACCTTCAGGAACAGGCTCATAGCCAATAATCTGAACCGGATCACCTGTATTCTTGAGTACAACTAAATCACCAACTTTGAACATCTAAACCTCCTGTAACTTCAATTCTCCCCATGACATTCCTGGCTCACCTGCTTTGATATCTACAGGTATAGCATAGCCAGCTAACTCTTTCCACGGCTGTTCCATTACAGTCCTCATACAAGTCATTACAGCTTCACGGAGATTGTATGGACACTCAAACAATAGAGAGTCATGGACTTGCAAAACTAATCTAGCAGGATATGGAATGGGAGCTAGGATTGGGCAAACCTTAAGAGCCAACTCTATCGGCCATTGGATGCGCTCGTAGTACAATCCAATCATAGTTCTGAAACAAATATCAGCGCCAGTACCCTGCAATATGAATCTGATTCCTTCCGTGTAAGCCGTCTGTGACCAGAACCATCGCTTACGACCAAAAGCATTCGTCAAGATACCTTTCTGTACGGCTGTATTCCCAACTCGTTCCTGCCATTGAACTGATTTCTCATTCAGCTTCTTCCACATCAACAGCAGGTCTTTGCAATCCTTCTCAGGAATGTTATACTGGATGGACATCTTGCGCGGTCCCATTCCAGCATCAGCACCGTGATTCGTATGCTTGGCTCGGCAATATTCATCAGACTTCTTATCAACCTCATTCTCAGGGATTCCAAATATCTGATTACACAACCACTTATGCTCACTGAATCCTGGCACGGAAAGCCGTCTCAATCTATCCGTGTCGTTAGCATACCATGCTGCGAGCCTGTTCTCAATACCTGAAAAATCTGCCTCCACGAAACACCAATCCGAATATGACGGGACATAAATATATCTGGCTCTTTCAGGAATATTCTGCATATCAGGACCGCTACTAGCAAGGCGACCAGTGTTAGTCCCATGAACGAGGAAGGAGGTATGAATACGATCCACGGCAAGCTCTTGCTCGTCGGTAGGGTCCTGTAGGAATGTTGAGATAAGTGTGCCAAGTTCTCTTACCTTACGGAGAGCATTTAGCTCTGGGCGTTGTGTCTTACGGAACAGCCTGTCGAGTGCCGTCTTATCCGCTGTGATCTTTTTTGTGTGAGCGTGGAGTTGGACGGGAAAGTGCATGGTTTCGTAAAGCCAGTGTCGGACGATGGCTGGAGAGTCCCAAGGGACCACTCGTTTTGTCCCTGGTGTATGTGTGTACTTAACCAGTTTTCCGCTTTTGCCAACTGTTCCTTCGGGAGCAAGCACACGAACACGGATGGATTTATCATATGGCTTCAACTCTTCTGGAAGATGTGTCTCACATTCATTCAACTCTAGCTGGAATTTCTCTCGAATAAACCTGATTCGATTCTTGTCAACCTTAATCCCTGTCTCCGTCATCATCTTGCATATCTTGGCGATTGGGACTTGGACTAGATTGTAGAGATCGAGCAACTTATACATCTTTAACAGTGGTAGGATGGCTCTGAATATCTGGGCTGTTGCATCCACATCACAAGCATTGTAGTATAGAGGATCGCTGTGACTAAGATGTTTCCATGCAACCATGTTTGTGAAGACGGAAGCTATAAACTCTAAGTCGTGAGGGGCATCCGGCTGAAGTAAATGGTGCATCAGCATGATATCCCAGGTTTGGACGTTAGGTTGTGGCCTTACACCTGCTATAGCTAGGTGGTCGAGATCAAATCCAATGATGTTCTGGCCTATAACTTCCTTAGCTTCAAGGAAGATGCGTTTGAGTTGATTAACGTACTCCCCTTGAAAGGGGGCGACAAGGACATGATAAAGTTGTCTAAGATCAGAGATTCCAACGACGGTAATGTCTTGCGTGAACCTATTCGTTTCAATGTCAAAGACCAGAGATTCCGCATGGAAAGCCTCCATCTCTTCTAAAGTTGGGCTTAAGTTATAGTGTTGTGGTGGGACTTGAGTACCCTTCATTAAGTCTGAGATACAGGCTGGCATCATGCTAGAGTCGCGCATGAGTGCGGCTGGATGGATGGTAGCAATAGCGGGAATCAAGGACATTAGCTCACACGTTTTCGAACATCTTCTGTATCCACAGTCAACGAGCTACCACGCCACTTGAAAATAGAAGTCAAACCTGTCAACCAATATAAAGCCTTCGCTCCAATAATATCTAGTCGTGTCCACGGACGGGATTCTAGAACAGGCAGGACATGATTCTTGATACAATGCTTGACGATCTGCTCACCTTCAGCCTCAGAGCAATACGAGCGAGCCTTGTTATCTGTTGGGAATACATTGTCAGGGGGTCTGCAATTGATAGTATTGATTAGAGTTAGCTCATCCCAATTCACACCAGCTTTACGATACATAGACTGGGCTATTCGACCGCTCCCACCAACGAGGGGTTCTAGCTTAATTGATTCTTCTTCACCAGGAGCTTCTGCTACAACAATTCTGAGGCTAGGACCCATTCGAGGTGGACAGAGATTGTTGTCAGGAAATTTTTGCCTGAGAGGACATCCCTCACATTTTGGGCAGTCCCTAACTTTCATCTGGAATCCAAACTAGCTTGACACCACACTTCTCAGCCCTCTTAAGCATACACTTCTCACACATAACATAGCCATGTTCATCATGGTAGATACCCTTCCCGTGAAGGCAATCATAGCATATGCGGACTTCTTTGGGATAGTAATTCAGGTCAGAGTATGGCTCGCCAGAGGGATAATAAGCATCTTGTTTCCAGTGGCCTTTTATGTGGCTATGTAGGAGAGCTTTCTTCACTTTTATGGAGTCTCCTTAAATCTTTCTCTGATGCACAATCATAATCCGCATCATCCTTCCATGCTAGGACATACATAGTGGTACCATCATCATCTCGATACTTGTGGGAGATACGAAGGTATTCTTGTACATCATCTTTGTAAATTACTTGACCGACTCTAAATTTGAATTTCTTCATTTACTTTCCCTGATGCTTGAAGTATTCAACTTGAGCAAGCCGCTTAGCAGCTTCATCTCGGGTCTTGTATGGGCCACCTAAGTTCTTCATGTGGCCTTCCTTGTCCTTATGAGTTGGGCTAACGACATGATATCCATCATTGCGTTTGACAATCATCTTAGTACCCTTTTCCTCCTAGAAATTAAACCGGGGTAGCTTTGAACTACCCCGGCAGATGTGACTACATCCTATCCTATTTCAAGTCTGGGACCAGACTGCTTGTCAGGCTTAAGCTGAAGGTGCGACTGTGAAAATTCCAAACTGTGTCTGTTCAACCGTTACGCCATTCTTCACATAGTTGTTCTGAACCATCTGTGCTGATATGCGAGAATGCGCTGATGTAGCAACACGGTTGAGATAAGTCTTGGGGTCTTCGCCTGGAAGTGAATCCGTCCCTAGAGCAATCTCAAGTTTCTTGAGAGCCTGGGCAGACCACGACATAGGCTTTTTGGTTTTGGGTGACAACGCTGTTGGGTCGGGATACGTCGCAAACGCTACCCTACCCGCTTGATCCCCATCGGCCACGTCGAACCGAACGTTCAACTCTTCCTGGCTCGTGAACGGATTGATTCGATACTCCGCTCCTGGCTGTAGCTGGAACACATAAGGTCCAGCGGGGATTGGTGCTATTTTCTCTAGTTCTACATCACTTAACAGTACGTCAACAAATGGCACTTGGTTTTCCTCCAATTGAAGTTTTACTTCTAGTTGTTGTACAACAGGGAATCGAAAAAGGTTGGGAGAGACTGCCTGCACGCTCTATCCAGAGCGTCCACCTTGCTCACTTACCCAGAGGGTCTGCTAGGTATAGCACATTTCTGTGCTAAATGGTGAGACTTATTTTTGCAGCTTCATCCCCCCCAACCTTATGCGGACAAATTCCTTTGTTTTTAGCTTTACCACAGTTACAATTAAAACACAAAACTTGAATTGAATCTGGAAAATTATTTTTGATTACCCAACGATACAAAGCCTGATTTCCAGTACCGATCTCTTTTCTATGTTTTGCGCCATCATTATTGACATGATCTAAGGTAAGAAAAACTGATTCAGTACATTTACAACAGGCGCAAAATTTTCCGTAGTGAACAAAAACAATATCTTTTACTTTCTCTATACAAACTTTATTTCTTCTTCGATGTTGAACTTTCTGATACTTATCTAATTTCTCTTTACATTCTTGACATCTTATTTTGGGAGCATCGGCAGGACTCACTCCACAAGCCGTACATATTCCATGTTCTTTTCTTGTATAGTATCTATTTCTTTCTACCAATCATATTCAGCTTTCTCGACCCTATTAGCTTGGTAAAGCTGCTGGTAGTGGTTTCACATTTGCCTCAAAGACCTTCGTGTACTCAGTCAAAGCTCTTGAATAGATATCATCAAACGTACCAAGGTTTTTACGGGGATCAAATGTCATTTCGGTAGGTAAGAAGGATTGGTCAAACTCAACGCTGAGTCTATTCTTAGCTATGATACCAGAACCATTATACTCTGTAAGGAAATACCTCTGGAGTGTACGGCTCTTGGCATCCTTCGGGTCTTTGAGGATAGCTCTGGTTCTGAGACACAACACAACATCAAACATTGCAGTCGAGCCTAGAAACATCTGGCCTGGTAGATCAGGCCCCATGAGAGTTTCACCTTGTCCACTCTCAGGGTCGGGCCTATCCACACGGAAGCCAGCCGTCACTAGGATATGCTGGTTCCTATCAAGAATCTTGCGTAGGAGCTTTCGGGTCAATTCACCCATAGTTCCATAGTCGTCTAGTTCTGGGACACCCATCAATCTCTTTTGAGAGTCACCCTTCGCACGGGGAATGGTCAGAGCTTTGTCCTTGATGAACGTCTTGACCATCTCTGTAAGGGAGTCTAAGCCTAGACTTTCCTTATCCTTAAAGATAGCCCCTGAGCAGAATGCATCGAAGTCATCGTAGGACTTCAACTCTACATAGTCAAAGTTCTTGGTTGCCACGGACAACAGCCCTGAGCCGTGTCCTGTCTCACACACCCCTGCTCCAAGATTCGGGAAAGTGGACATGAAGGTTGTCTTACCTGAGCCTGCAAGTCCGAACACTAACACCTTTAGTTTGAAGTCTTTAGGAGAGATTAAGTCTTTGGTATTTTTTATGACGAGAGCCATTTACCCTCACTTATGGTTTGGAATCTTCAGAATAGTTGTCTTCCTGAAAAGGAATATCCTCTTTAGGGGGAGCACCAGTATCACAGATCGGTCCTATGGTTCCAGTCTTAGGCCATGCTTTCCGGTATCGCTCTGCGTCTTCATCACTGGCCGTTATGGATGCGAAGAAGTCTATTTGAGTCTTCAGGTATTCATCCATGTAAGCACGTGACTGGAACATTCTCTCAGGACTTAACCTGCCTGGACTCCGTGGGTTATAGCCAGTTTTCTTCTTACGAATGTGGATTCGTTCCAAAGGGATTCTCCTGGTGGGATTAGGGTCGGGCCAGCTTGATGACTGACCCGCCCTATTTGTTGGGACGCATGTAGCTCCTTGATAGAGTTCCTGCGGTGCCCTGTGATGGCCTCAAGCCTAAGCAATTGAGCTTCAGGCTTGCCATTGCAGAGTTGGCTGATGCCAACGATGAGACAGCATCAATAAAAGATGCTGTCAATCATAAGGCGGTTTTGGAGGCACATTAGTTCATTTTTTCTTTGCGAGTTTTAAAATTGTATTCCACCGACTTTTGACTGTTCCTACGGGAATTTTGAGCTTGTCAGCGATTTCTTCGTCAGTATAGCCATGAAATTGAAGTTTTGCTAAAACTTGCTGACTTTTGGAAAGGTGAGAAACGAACTCCTTGAGGGCATATTTCTCTTCTACAGACCGTCTGATATCAGGAACGACAGCCGCTTCGTCAAGATCAACCTCATTCCTTCTATCTCGTTCTTCTTCAATATCATTGCAGTTATGCCGAAGAATGGATGTCGCCCATGAGGAAAACTGGCTATCTCCTTTGAATTGAGAGACATCCCGGAGGACTTCAACCACAGTTCGACTGATAGCATCCTGATCCTCATACCAAGGGGCTTCCTCACCATACCTAGCCCGAAGTTGACGGGTTAAGAATTGCAGGAGATACTTCCCAAACTGTTCGTATGTGTCAGGACAAGGGTTGGACTTCCAGCTTTGGTACGACTCGTTGATATCCATACATGATTACCTTTCTATATTATAGATTAGACTGCCTTTACAAAGTTTTTATTGTATTCAAATCGAAATTCATTTCCCACGGAATTGCTAAATTTATTAAATTTCGCGGTTATAAATAGAGAAACCGTCTTAGAATCAGGGAATGTGTGGCCACCATCAGTTTCCCAAAGTAAACCATGTCTGCAAAACATCTCTTCCAAGAATGTTATTTCTCCTGTTCCATACACTTTGTGTCTTATAAATTGTCCAATTGAAAAGCTATCCATATTTCCTCCAAATTATGATTTTACCACAAGTCGTCAAATGCTCCCACATCTGCCAGATTATGCATGCACTTCTGCCACTTCGGACCATGAGCATCGAACGTCTGTCCTACAGAGACGTGACACATCTCATGGAGAAGGTTCAAGAAGGTTTCAGTAGAGGCTAGATTGTACTTCGGGTTCATCTCGATCCAGACATCCGGCTCACCAAGATGATAGGTGTAGGCTATGAAATGATCTCCCCCGGCTGGACCCCAATAGACGATCAGGTCTTTGGGGAGTTTGTCCTCAAAGAACTCATGGTTGTACTCGCGATACTGATGGGTAAGTGGCGGAGAAGCAACACGCCCGGACTGTGAATACACCCCTCCCGTAGCAAGACAGACAGCTAGAACGATGCTAAGTAGTTTCCTTTTTAGCAAGTTGCACCCGCCCCACATATTGCACGATTGTCCTACACTTCCCGCATATCCAAGCAGGATTGCCGCTATTATACTTCACCCTGCAAATGCGTTTCTGCTTGCATTTCGGGCAGAAGATTCGCTTCTGAGTTTGAAATTCCATTTCCACCTCCAAAGGGTCCTACACCTCCAGAAAATTTTTTGCGCTGCATCATCTATTATTGCGGCTTTTTGCGCTTCGGCGATTTCCAGCCATGACCAAAGTATTCCGCATTTATCCCCTGAAATTGCATGGACTTAGGCGGTACGGGCTTAGGCTTCGCCTGTTTGTTTGTTGGCATCTTAACCCCCTGTTGTATCTTCGAGATACCATGTACGAGTGCCATCAGCGTTCTGAACTAAAACGCAAGCCACTCCATTCCCCTGAATGGCAAACATCCGGCTATAATCATCTTCGCTGAAGTTGGTCATGGGATTGTCGAAGAATGGATTCTCAAGCATCCCCTGATGCCGCTTGAGCCATTCAATAGGATGCTGAGTAAAAAGAACAGTCTCAGCTTCCTGTTCTTCTGGTGACATTTCATTCCACTGTTTCATGTTTACCTCCAAACGTACTTTCCACATCTACACTCTACAGGCTCAACACTCCGAACGAGCTTGAGCAAAACCTGTCCGCAGATGGGACACACACGAGTTGCCCAATTTTCCTTTTTTTCCTTCGCTTCATCTCTGGTTGAGAAGCCCCAATTCTTTCTAGCTTCCAGCCAACGGTTTGATATTTTCGAGATCAAGATACTCCTCCCTTGGCTTGAACTTCGTGCGCTTCATCTCGTCGCTCCAGCCCCACAAGTGAGGCAGATAATAAGGACACTGTGACCACCCCGAACACTGTTCGCGGTTACACGGCCAGATGACTCTATCGCCGTACTCTTGCCGCATGAACTCGATTTGATCTGCAATATAGATGATATCGCGGATCGCAATTTCGATCTGTTCCGGCGACCGTTCGAGCTTCTGACGCTCAGGGAATGATGGCCCTTGCTGTCCCTTATCGCTCTGACGAGTTAGAATGTTAACGATGAAATTCCCAATCGCCACATCAGGATAAACTTTGCGAGCGGCATATAGATAAATGCTAGCTTGGTCCCTAGCAGCCCATGCCTGAACGGAATTTCCTTTACCCCCGCGCTTCTCAGTCTTGTGGTCAATAATATCCATACACTCTCGCTCAGGATACTTCACAAGCAAATCAATCTTGCCGACGAGATAATGGCGTTCGTTGAGAGGGACTTTGAAGGTTCGTTCAACGTCTATAACTTCAAATGGCTCAACAGGATAGTGGCGCTGATAGGCTTGCATCATAATTCCAGCTTCGAGTTCGAGAGCTTCATTTTGACTAGCAGGATATATCTGACTGTTGGAGTAATGTTCCTGCAATAGCTCATGCATTCTGCCCCCAAACTCTATAGGTGCAACATCCCCAGCATCCTTTGGAAGTGTCTCAAGACCAGTTCCATCCCGCTCATAACACTCGTAATAGTAAGCTGGTCCCGGATCACGGAAGGCATTCGCTCTGGAAAAGTCTATGTTCATGTTATATCACCTAATTTGTGCAATAGGTTACGGTTGTAAGCAACTGATTGCTCGAAGTCGGGGTCGAGTCTCTTAACGGAAATAATCACTCCAAGAGGAATTGCCACTGAATTCAGAAACCCTTTCTTCTCTCCCTTAGTCGAGACGATATCCACAGAGATTTCGTCTAACCTTCTCACCCATCCAACCGTCTCAATCAGAGGAAGAGGCATAGCAAGGTCATCATCATAACACCAGCCGTGTGCATAAGCAGAATCATACCACTGTATTAAGACGAGATGATTTACATCTTCTTTATTTAATTGGTTGTGTTGATACAAGACTCACCTTCCTTTCTTCCCAGAATGGTTTCTCAACCTTATCCCAGTCCCATACATCAGGGTCCCAACCATTTATCCAGAACGATGCTTCTGGACTTGAATCAAACATCCGATAATTCCAATCCACAAGCTTCTTCAAATGCTGTGGACCCACTATAGGTGGCATACGGAGCATAGTGAAGAATCTATAGAACTTAGCTCTACTCAGTGGTGGCTCTCCTAACTTGGAACCACAACCACCCTTAGCCAAGTCCTTACTACTGCACCAAGATGTTCGCTGTACAGGGTATGTCGTTAGCCACATCTTCTCGGCTGTTGGATACCTCTCTCTCAGGCGTAGCCACCAGAACGTTAGCTTACTATGAGTAGGATTATGATAGGACGACCAATTTGCCATAGAGGATATTGAAACGAATCCTAGAGATCGTATAAACTGCTCTCTGCTAGAACCTAACGGGGAAATCTTATTATCTACGGTGTTTCGTTTTTGCGCCGTAACCGTAAAGAGAAATGGTGGTAGCTTGGGATCAGCCAGATCAGAACAGAGAATTGACCCATCTTCTTTAATACCAGGGTAGAGCTGAGATGGTGTAGTAATGGTTGGAATCTCCCCCACATCTGGGAACTGAATGACCAAGTTAGATATCATTCATGACCCTCCTTAGACTTCATCCATAGGAAAATCAAACTCTGCATCAACAGGATTTGCCCTTACTGCTAATTCTCTTTCTCTGGCTATCCGAATTCGTTCTTGATCCGCACCAGCCTGGACTCCCATTAAAAGTTCATCCCAATTAAGTCTTGGAGGTGCCAGTCCATCATTCACTGACCAGTGAATTAGCTGACGCTGATAATTATCATTATCGAAGTTGTACTCTCTCATATCTACTCCTTGAAGATCAGCACCATTTCTTAATGTACGGGCCATCTTCAAATACAGAGACTTATGGTGTCGGGTGTGTTTTGGTTCACGGATAATCCACACTTGTATCCCTTTAGGTAGGTGGGCAAGCGTCCACTTGATCGTCTTAGGATTTGTGCTCAATTCTTCAGGCCAGTCAGCCAACCTATTGAAGGTACCATGCATATTCATATAGAGCATATACCCTAACTCACGCAGGTAGCGTTTGGCTTCCGAGCCTTGTAGAACTCGTTTGTTCTCTTTTACAATTACCCGTGTCTTTGTTGGCATCACTCCCTCACAGAGAATTGACCCATCTTGAAATCGCTCTTGACAATCTTATCCCACTGGCTCTTTCTACAGAATCAATAT